CATGATTTTGATTCTTTAGCTATCTCTATAAGTTTATCTATGCAAGCGCTTTCTGCTTCTTCGTATGTATTATATGGCCCATCTCCATAATTTTCACATTCTTCTTCTTTTTTATCTACATATAAAACGTAGTCATATTTTAGCCCATCTTGATAAACTAATTCAATAAATGAATTTTTATTATAATTTTCCCTAAACCATCTAAATACTTGTTGTTTAAGTGGAGCTTTGGCGTAATCTACGTCGTATCTAACTGCATACTCTTCATCCATTAGTTTTTTCCACCTAATGCTGTAAACCCTTAGTGTATCTTCGTAATACTCTAATTCATTTAAGGATAATGCTTGCTCGTATGTTACAAATTCTTTTTCCATCTTTCTAAAATTTAGCCTCCTCGAAGGTGTGATTAATCGTATTGATCGCGCTGTCCTGGTAGACTGGCTTAAACCCTTGGAGCTCTTCGTAAGAATCAGCGATCCGGTTTGTCGTAATATCCACATAGCGATCGATCGTGCAAGTCTCCCCGTCTCGATTTTTAAGGATCACATAGTTCAGGATATTATCGTCCGGTCCCTTGGCTGTATTGTTAGCCCTGGCGTCGGTGTATTTATAGTAATCGTCGCGATATAATCCGATCACTGCGATCGCGTCCTGCTCGACATTCCCGGAGCTTCTAATGTCTGATAGCTGTGGAAGTCTTGAAGATCTTCCCTCGATTCCCCTGGATAGCTGAGACAAGGCGATGATCGGAATCTTTAGCTTCCTGGTTAACTTCTGGATCTTGTTAGATACGGAAGAAACCTGAGCAAAATCTGACTGATCCTTGAGTTGATTGTCTCTGATCAGTTGCAGGTAGTCGATCACTACCAGGTCAATTTTATTCCTCTTGGCCTCCGATGTCAGGATCATAGACAGATAGTTGATGTCACGATTGTCGGAGTCATAGAAGAAGATCGGAAGCGATTTAAGTATCGACGCGTTCGAGTTGCGGATTTTAAGTATATCGTCCGGCTTCACTCGGTTAGCTTTTAGATCGCTGTATTTATAGTCGCAATTCTCGGAGCTGATAAGACGATACATGAGCGACTCCTTTGGCATCTCAAGCGAAAGGAATAGAACTCGTTTACCAGATTTAGCAGCGCTCTTAGCGTGTTGTAATCCAGCGACTGTCTTTCCCATACCTGGACGCCCAGCGATTACCGTCATCCCTTCCTGGAATCCTCCAAGGATGTAATTAAGTTCACGCGATCCAGTGTCGATCCCTGAGAATTTTATCTTTCCAGCGTTTGCCTCTAGGCGATTGATCACATCATCGTAAAGATTAGCGATATCGAACACCTCTGTCGATTCGATAGATCGCTCTAGTGAGTCCATCTCCTTCTCGATGATCGTCTGTAAGTCTGAGACTTCTTTGTTATCTAGGATCGCTGCCTGGATCTTGAAGGCCAGATCGTGAAATCTTCTCTTTCCTTCTGTCTGTTTTAGCAGATAGCAGGAATCTTCCAGGTTAATCACTCGGTCTGGCATTAGTTTCAGGACCAGCTCAGAAGAAATGCCTTTCTCTTTTTCTTTGCTTTTAAGGACACGAAATACATCTGCTCTAGTGATCCTCTTATCTTCTAGAGATAGTTCCTTAAACGCCAAATATGACGCCTTGAATAAAGTATCAGTGAACGATTCAGCATTGATTATTTTGTCAGCCTCCGAAAATAAGTGAGGATAGCTGAGTAAGTGAGCGATAATGTCCTTCTCCAGGTGTAGATCGCTAAGGTTTAGTTTTAAAGCCATTCTTTATTTATTATAGGTTTGTCATTCAAAGGTAAAATATTATTTTGATTTCTTCCTAATCCTGGAAGCTCATCGTTGAAGCACTTCCCATTTAGATAGGTAAGTGGATTCTTTCGGTATTGAATATCTGGATTAGCTCCGACGTATCGATTTATAGTCTCCAGGATTTTCTCGATCTCTTGCTTCTTTAATTTCTTCCAAGCCTTTTCGCATTTAACACGATCGACTTTCTTTCCGTAAGAATTCCAGAAGATTTCAAACTCATCGCTTTTATATTCTTCTTCTTCTTCTTCTTCTTCTTCTTCTTCTTGCGATTCAGTATCCATACTGTATAGATACTGTATCAATACTCTATTCTTGACCTGCTTTAGCTCTTTTTCAACACATGACAAAACTTTAGGAGAATTCGAGTCGTTGAACTTAACCCAGTTTAAAAGCGCGATTTCATTCGTCTCTTTTGAGAATCTGATTTTGTTTTTCTCCTGGAAGAAATCTAATAATTTAAGGACCGTCTCTGAGTTGTATCCAGTATCGAAGCAGATTTTTCTGATCGATGTCTCGTAAATTCCGCACTGGGTAGTCTTGTCATTGGTCATCAAATACAAGTAAAAGTATTTCTGTTCTGGAGTTAGATCGCCGATGAAGGAATCGCTCCAGAAAGTGACCGATATTTTTCTAAATGCTGCCATAGTTATCTATTATTTTTATCAATAATTATCTTAGCAATTATAAAAAAACTTTCTCCTATAATTAAAGGCAATAATACATAAAACCAATTCCAATCAATTTGATTTAATAGTTTTAACGTAATAAAAATTAGTGTTAATACTTGCGAAAAACTTAGTTTATTATTTTCCATTTTAATAAATAAAAAAAGCCAGTCTGCGTAGGAGTGCAAATCTGGCTTCGGTTTTTTAAACCCTTAAATAACCCAAGAACTCCTACCCTCTTGGCTTATTGTTCTCAAATTTAAAACAAAACTTTTAAATAACAAATTATTCCTAAGAATTTAACAGTTCGGTTAATCGCTGGATCTCTGCCTCCGATTCGCTGATCTTATCAAGGATCAGATCGAAAGCTTTGACCTCTGGATTATAATACTTCATGATCTTAGAATAGTCCGAAATCGTTTGCTGTTCGTGTGCGATTCGCACGTTTACCACAGCGTGAAAGCATTGGTCCTCTAGTGTCATAGGTTTGCTATTTCTTGTTTAACTTCTTCATAATAATCTCTATTTGGCAATGGACAAATAAATAGTATTTCATCTATTAAAATTAAGGCGCATTTTTTACACAATTCATCTGGATAGCTACTATTTGCTACAAGCTGATAAAAATTATCCCTTATTTCTACTGCCTTTTCTTTCGCTGTCATGGATTACAAATTTATAATACCCTCTCTTATCTCTGCCCAGTGGCTAAGATCTAAGTCTCCAGCGTGAATCGCTTCCATGACTATCTCAGCGCCTAGGATTGCGGAAGCGATTGCCTCCTCTTTATTTTTCTTGATCTGTGGATGCGCTTCCTGGAAACGCTTCACTAAACTTACTGCGAATTGCTTTCTTGTCATTTTATTGGTTAGATGTGGGCCAGCCTACATGACCGGCCCGGTTTACAAATATACTAATTTTTTACTTTCCTGATTCTGTGGAAGAAAATACCTTCCAGATATGGGAAGTCTTTCTCGAATTTTCTTGCATAATCTGCTGAATAGTTATTATTGCATTTATATCGATCAGTCCTTTCGATCATTGATTCCCAGCGGATCCGCTCGAAGATCTGCTTAGCTCCTATTTTTTTGTGACCGTTATTGATCAGCAAAAAGGCGAAGCGTTTGAACTCTTCGTAGATCTGTCGATTCTTTTCGTGATACTCTTGGAATGTTAGCATCTTGTTTGAATTTAGATGAATAGTAAAGTTTACGATAATCCTCCTGGAGCTGGTTAGATATGTGATCCATCCAGGCGTTAAAATCAAGCTTCTGCTGTTTCATATTCTTGCATGATTAATTTTAACTCTTCCATTACTTCCGGGTATTTTAGTTTCCCGTAGACTGTCTGCTGGACTAAGCCAGTGTTCCATTCCCTGGCGCTAAAGGGAAGCTTCCCCTTAGCGTTTAGGCGCTCTGCTACCTCTTTGTAAATATCCATTTTTTTAATTCGTGCCATCTTCTTGGTCTATTTTTAATTCCATGTAAGGCTCTGAGCCTATAACTTTGTAACCTTGCGATAATTTCCAGTCGCAATACCTGGTGTATTCTTCACTAGAATTGAAGCGCTCTATTGCAGTTGAATAACCGCCAGACGTGTACTTGAAATCTAGCTTTAAAACTTGAGGATAGGCTGGTATCTCTTTGGATTTTTCCCCGATATAAACCAGCCCCTCCTTTAGTCGTTCATCCATCCACTGATCGAAGTCAGTCTTAGTCTCGAAGTCTTTCAAATAACTTACTGACCAATCGATCGAATTTTTAAACATGAAGCTTGTCCCTTGCTTGAACATGACTACCAAGGTAAATCGTCTTCGTCGATAACTGCTGGCTCTGCCACTACTGGAGCCGGAGCGCTTACTGATAGCGCCTTGTATTCGTTCGAAGATTGGATCTTCTCCTTGATGAAATCAGGGAATGAATCAAAAGCTACCTGATCAAAGTTAGTCACAGAGAAGACGATCTGAGGGTTCATTAAAGGAGGCACTTCCATTCCTTTCATGACAGCTCCAATAGATGAGATCTCAGCGTAAGTCTTTCCGCTTACCTTTGACGTCTTATGGATCACAGATAGAGTGCAAGGTTTGCCAGCCAGGACAGCGATGTCGAATGCTTTGCACTCATCCTCAGTCAGGGCCTTTCCTCTCCAGGAATTTAAGAAGGCGCGAAGGTTTGAATTCTCAGATAGTGAAAGCGTGAACTCCTTGGACAATACAGCAGGTTGTTCTCCGTTCTCATCCTTGTAAACTTTTAGCTCAGTCGGAAGCTCAAAAGATAAGCGGACCTTATTAATGAATTTTTCTTCTCCCTGGTAGGATTCCTTGATCGTTCCAATGTGGATCATGGAATAGCAACGTGCAACGTAAGTACCGGCCGCGATCGGCTCGTAGTTTGATCCTCCATTTGATGAGGCGATAATTGAAGTTTTGGTAGACATGATAATAAAAATTAAAGGTTTGAAATAATTGTGATGATTGATAAGATGCCGATCACGATCAGCGTTAGGATAGTAGCCTGGGCTAGTTCAGATCCTGGGATTGTTTTTAATAATTCTCTCATAAAATTAGATGATTAAAGATTGCCAGAGAATCCGCTCTGGTTCGGATGATTATATTGAAGAATTAAAAGTATTATTTGTAGTAATAAAGCACTCTATATTGCCGTATATTGATTGAATAGGTTCTTTTGTTGAAAATATAATCCATTTGCCATTTTCTCTAATAATTGAAATTCCTTCAGCATAGCGCCCATTAATATTTCCCTTAAAATACAAGCCCATAACTTCGGCTGATTTTACACTAATTAAATTTGCTAATAAAAATTTTCTAGCTTGGCGATTTAATCCTGCAATTTGATTGATTTTCATGAGTTTAGATGTTTTGTAGTTGCTTCGTTGCTGACTACATGACAAAGATACTACCTTTTTTGATACTAAAAAATTATTTTAAATTTATTTTTAAATTATTTTCAAGCACAAAAAAGCCCGGAGATAAGATCCCAGGGCTTTCTAATGTCATCTAAACCTATAAAAACACTTTGAAAACAATTAGTTACTTACAAATATAATGATTTTTGTTTATTTAAAGCATCTTCAAATGAATTAAAATAACCAATATGCTTTCTCCCTTGTATTGTTTTAATTCTTAATCTCCATTTTTTAGAATACTTATAAAAATCAATTGAATATAATTGCTTTATAACACAAAAATTTTTGACTTTTCTTTCAAATTCTATGTTTTTAAACTTACTAGAATGATAATGTGATACATTTTGCTTCCTTGTACACCACTCTAAATTAGATAAATTGTTATTAGATTTATTGAAATCAATATGATTTACCTCGATTAAATCATTTGGATTTTCTAAAAAATATTTAGCTACCAATCTGTGAACGTAATGTAACTTATACTTTCCATTAATCTTTAATGAAACCATTTGATATCCAATCCCATTATTATAATTTTTAAGTTCATTTATTTTTCCATCTTTATATTTAAAGATTTTACCATTTTTAGACACGATGTATTTAAAATCATATCCTTCTAATTCTTTAATTTCCATAAAAATAAAGGCTCAAATCAAGAATAGGTCTACAACCCCCTATCCTCAAAATGAGCCATTTAAAGTTTTTGCTTAGCAGTTGTAGTTGCTTTTACAAAGTTAAACTATTTTTCCATCTTTAATCATAAGATTCTGAACTTTTGCCTTGCCTTCTTCTATTTCTACCAGTGCGAAGCCGTGATTATGCTGGGCAAAAGGATAGTATTTCGGCGATAAGTGAGTCAAGCACCCAGTCGAATAAGAATGAATGAACTTTTTAAAGCCGTTTTTCTTGATCGTGCTCGTCGTTCTATGGACGTGACCTATCAAAGTATTGCAGAAAGTTTTATTGAACGTCGTTTGCGAAGGATTCATCCCTCCAGCCATGAGCTCGTGACCATGACAGACTAATAGATCGCCCATTTCCATACCTTGCCAGTCTTCCACCCACTCGATTTTTAAGTGATCCATACGGAAGAACTTATCGAACTGCAATTCGTGGAGGCCAGCGAACTCTTCAGCCTGGCTAAACAGATAGCGCTGGAAGCGATTCTCGTGATTGCCTGCCTTGAAGTAGATCGGAATCAAAGGGAAGATGTCGCGAAGCTTCTGAAGAAAGTTTCTAGCCATCTCAATCTCGCGCGGAAAGTCTCTGAGATCCTTCTCTTTCTCGTGCCTTGATATTGAATAGAAGTCGAACGTATCGCCGTTCAAATAAAGGCAATCGATCTCTTGCTCTTTCAGATATTTAATCGCGCATGTAAGCGCTTCTAAGGAATGAAAAGGAACGTGAATGTCAGATAGGATCCCGATCTTTTTTAAGTGATCTGGAAGGCGTGCACTGGTGTATTCTTTCCCGATCCCTGGCTCGATGCCAAAGCTATCGATCTCGTCCAGGTTAAATGATTCGATCTTCGCGCTTGGTCTGGTATTTTTAAAGTATTCTGATCGGTCCTTTACAGAGATCCCGTATCTAGTCATCTGACGATGGAAGGTAGTTAAATCTTTGTATCCGTAATTCTCCCAGTTTTCACGCTCAAAATCTGCGCGTGTCATATTGGTAGAGTAGAAGTGTTTTTTTATTGCTTCCGCCTTATCGTTTTCCTTGTTCATATTCTTCCATTAGTTGGTCCACTAGGAACTCAATGTTATTTAATAGCTTCATGCGAAGCACAAAGCCAGCATCGTCGATCTGCTCAATGGATTCCATTACGTCGAGCATAGTCTGCAATAGCTGGCTAGTTTTATTTTGGGGAGTTTCGATTCCTTCGATGTCTATTTGATACACTATTTTAAGCCGAATTTAAGATATAAATAAGCGATCAACATGACAGCCTCCGCGAATAGTAGCATGACCACCCAGGTAGGAACCCGATACTTGATCACTTCCTTGTCTCTGTATTCGATCCATTTTACTTGAGAGTTTCGGTAATTATTTTCTTTCTCCAAGCGCATCGAGTCGATATCGATCGTCGCTCTGATCTGGCCCTTGTCGGACTTGATCGTCACTGATCCATTCGGAAGAATTAACCTGGAATAAAAAGAGGATAGGATCCCAGAAGAGTCGCAAGGATTCGAGATCGTGAGCGTATCGTGTACCGCTCTAAATTTTTCTACGATCTTCTCGCTTTTTATAGTATCGATTCTAAGCGTTTCTTTATACTCGGTTAGAGTCTTTGTCTGCTTGCAAGAAAAGAACGCGACAGAAGCCAAAAGAATAAGTAATTTTCGCATGATTATGAGAAGTAAAGGTCAGCTTCCGCTTGACGTCGTTTAGTTAATCCAGCTAAAACCTTTCCGGCTCCCTTGTTCCACTTCATGAACTCGGTGCGAATCGTCGGATCGTTTGGGTTTGTGTTTACCTTCTTTAATAAAGTGGATGATTTTAGATTATTCACTCCACAGTTATAGGCAAACGAGCAAAGCGCATCAAATTGATGCTGACTAATATCGTCGCGACAAAAACTATCGACAGATTTTTCGTAGGATTGAATAAGGAATTTAAGAAGCTCCTCGGCTTTTGCTTGAGTGATCGCTGGATCTGTTAGTTTTACTTTGGCCCCAGAAGGATAGTAAGTATTCCCGTATCCAATAGTAGGGATCCCAGCCGGGCAAAGGTAGGGCTTAAGCTTTAAACCCTCAAACTGCTTTATTAGATCGAGACCTTTTTGGCTTATCTTCGTGACTTTCATCAATTATTCCTAGTTTGGTTTTCAGGTTTGAATTCTCGGATTTTAAAGAGTGGACCTCAGCAGTTAAGATGTCGATCTTATCGCTCAGCTCCTTCACTTTGTCAGACATTTCTTGAGCCATCTGTCTCCAGATCTCGATCGCTTTTGTGGTCTGCTCTAATTCGATCGTATTAAGGTCCGCTTTCTCTTTGCGCCTTCCTACTATCCAGCCGATCAATGCAGCGATGGCACCCGTTA